ATGGAAATCTCATTCGACCTCGCTAAAGACGCAAAGAACATTGAGAAGCACGGCGGTGTGTCTCTCGCCGACGCAAAGGCATTCGAGTGGGATAGCGCTGTGATATGGCCTGACCAACGGAAAGCCTACGGTGAAAACCGGATGATTGGTTTAGGCTACATTGGTAAGCGCCTGTTCAATGTAGTGTTTGTTGACCGCGATGGAATTCGCCGCATCATCAGTCTGCGGAAAGCCAACCTCAGAGAGGTGAAACGTTATGCCCAAGCTTAAACCCGGAACAATTTTCCCCACCCCAGAGGAAGATGCAGCCATCACCGCTGCGGCTATATCTGACCCCGATGCGGTGCCACTGACCGACGACGAGTGGAAAGCTGCACGGCCATCTGCTCGCATCGGCCGCCCGAAGGCGGAAGTCACGAAAGAGCGCATTACTATTCGTTTGTCGCGTGATGTAGTGACACAATTCCGCGCAACCGGCGAAGGTTGGCAGACGCGCATTGATGCAGCTCTGCGACAGTTCATCTCGGAGCATCCGTTGTCTCGATAGTGCTGTTCACTGACAACCGATAGTCCCGGGCCGCACCGTACATACGTAGCGCTGTAGCGCACGAAGCTTGTCTATTTCGCGCTGGTCGTCGGCGGCGACGGCGAAAACGCGCTCTGCAACCGCTGCGTCGAGGTCTGCGTAGGCGGTGGCTCCATCGCCCACCCTGGCGGTGCCGGCAGTTCCGGACAGATCATCGCCACGGGTTGAACAGTTTGCGACGGCGACACGCAGCCGCTCAGCACCAACGGCAAGAGCAGCACGGTAACGGCGGCTGTCGGTTTCATGGGCTTGGCGTTCCTTTGTCAGTTGTGCATTGAGCGCTTCGATTTTTTCCGTTGCGATTTTGCGGTTCTGCAATGCTTTGCGTTCAGCAGCCAGAGCGGCATCGGAAATGGCTTTCAGGTCGAGGGCGTGCCGCTCGCGAACAGCTGCGGCTCGGGCATGCGCCTGCGCAAGCTGGACGCGGAAGTAAAAATTGACCGCTGCGCCGCAGAGCATTGCAGCGACGGCAAGGAGTGCCCAGAATAGCTTCATGTGCATGATCCAAATCACGAGTAAAATAAATAATTCGCTGATAGCTTAAAGAGGCAGGCCCTATGGAGAGGAAATCAATCGGACGCTTCAGCGCGGAGCAAATCGAGCAGGCTCGGCGTCGTTATGCGCAAATGCCTAAACGTCCAATCGTTGACATGACCGAAGCGATGAAGACACCCGAAGACCGCCGGAAAGTCCAGGAGTCCATCGATCACGTAATGAAGGTTCACGCCCATGCCTTAAAAATCCTCAAGGATCGCTGACCCGTGCTAAGCGCCGAATATGTGATTGCGGTCCACGACAAGATCCTGCATGTCGAGGGGGGACTACCCGGATTCTCTGGCGGTGGCCCCGGCGCAGTCGATGCTGTACTGGCTCGTGTCGAAAATCGTATCTACTACGAAGGCATGGATGACCCATTTGCGATTGCGGCTATGTATGCAATCGCCATTGCGCGCGGTCACGTATTTAATGACGGTAACAAGCGTACCGCTCTCAGTTGCGCAGTTGCATTCCTCGACTATAACGGCTATTCGATCCCCACAGTTTCTGAACAGGCGGATGCCGATCTGGCCGAAATTATGGTCGGCGTTGCCGAAGGCACGATTGACCACGAGCAAATGAGCGGATACCTCCTCGCCCTCTACTTCGGTTTCCTCTAGCCTAAGTCAATTTCACCAACCGGGAAACCGCTGTGCTGCACGAGTTTGCCAAAAACTCAAGATCGTCTTGACAGCACCCGATGCCGCGCTCAAAACGCTGTATATTTAAGCACAGTGTACGGCAAACCATGTCTATTAGAAGCAACGAGGTGGCGGTTGACGCTGGGGTTACTGTGTATCTGAGCCTTTACCTTGTCCGGCCGGCATTCGCCCGACGAATTTTTGGACGACCGCCTCAAGCGCGTTTTGACCCAGGATGCCAAACAGCGACGCGGTGCCCACTAGCCCTGTCGGGGATAAGTCGGGGAATGCCGTCAAGACTGCCCCAGCACTCATCGACAGTCCCGCACCAACAATGGCACGGCCAACCACCAGTCGCGGCCTGACCCGCTCGCCATCGGCAAGCAGCTTGCCCAGCCCGAGTATTGCGCCGATGACGGCCAACGCCAGTACATTCTTTTCGTGTTCATCGAGTTGCATCAACTTGCTCCGGTGCGCATCATGGTCGCAAGACGGCATGCGCGAGCGCCGACTTGTGTGGCCCACTTTGATGCGAGCATGCCGTTGGCCGCCTTCGCATAATCACCGCGCTGCATTGCAGCCAGCGTGTCCGCAAACGTAAGCAGCTTGCCGCCCAGGTTGAAGGCCATATTGATGAGCACGCGCTGGCGTACCGCATCGAGACTTCGCCACCAAGGCAGGTGATGGTCGAGCCATGTCACCGAGTGCATCACATCGTTTTCCAGCAGCAAGTCGCATTCGCTCTCAGCAATCCCGACATCAGTCAGATTGCGGCCAACGCCAATCGTGGTTTTGCCGACCGTATCCAGGTAAGGCTTCAAACGCCGCCCTTCGTCGCGGCTCAATTCCGACAGAAGCGTCGGCATGTCGAATGTTTCTCTCATGTGCGTTCCAGTTCAAGGCAGTAAACAAAAAAGCCGCACGAGCGGCTGATAGTCAAAATTCTCTTGCTATTTGTATCCAATTGGATACTATGCTTGCATAAATACCATCACCGCTACCGAAGAATTCAGCGCATGGGTTGACGGTCTCACAGACTTGACGGCGCGTGCCGCGATCTACCTGCGGATCAGGCGAGCGGAGCAAGGAAACTTCGGTGAGTACAAGGTGTTGGACGACGGCGTATCAGAAATGAAGATCAACGTCGGGCAGGGTTACCGAGTCTACTTTGCGCGTGAAGGGCGCGTAACATACTTGCTGCTTTGCGGTGGCGAAAGTCAACGCAAAAGGCCGATATCAAACGCGCGAAAGCCATGTGGAAAGCGATCAAGGACCAGACATGAGCAAAATCAAGATTTCACGTTTTGATGTGTCGGAACACCTGGACAGCGAGGAGATGATCGCGGCCTATCTCAATGCCGCTATCGCGGAAGGCGATCCTGATCTACTCACGGCGGCAATTTCAGATATTGCGAAAGCTCGCGGTATTGCGAAGATCGCAGAGACAGCAGGACTAGGCCGTGAGAGCATATACAAAACACTGTCACCAGGATCAAAGCCGCGTTACGAGACAATCGTCAAGCTACTGCATGCGCTTGGTGTAAGGCTCGCGGTTGAGCCTGAAAAGGCGAGCGCGTGAGGTTTGCGCATTAGATAGCCGGGAGCCGACCGTCCCCGGTATCGTTTTGTCCATAGTCTACGGATCGGATTGGCTTCGATGGTCGCGCAGCTCATATCCTTCTCCATTGGCCTTAAGACAAGCACCTTCCACACGACGATGGCGTCGGTGCCAATGTGCTTTGTCTTGCGCCTAGGATTCCGCTGGGGTGATGGTGGAAATCGGAGACCTTTTCTTGCTGCGGCTCATCCCCTCCGCCAGTCCAGTGCGTTCGGCATAGGCCCTTTGAACAAGCCCTAACATGCCGCCCAGGTTGAAGGCCATGTTGATGAGCACGCGCTGGCGTACCGCATCGAGACTTCGCCACCACGGCAGGTGGCGATCGAGCCATACTACCGAACGCATCACGTCGTTTTCCAGCAGCAAGTCGCATTCACTCTCAGCGATCCCGACATCAGTCAGATTGCGGCCAACGCCAATCGTGGTTTTGCCCACCGTATCCAGGTAAGGCTTTAAACGCCGCCCTTCGTCGCGGCTCAGTTCTGCCAGCAGTGTTGGTATGTCGAGCGTATCGGCCATGTGTGTTCTTCTTAGAAAAGTGAACGAACGAACCCGGCGCAGGGCCGGGTTCGGATGAATTCACTTTGCTTGGGAGGTAAGCCAGCGGTAGATCGTGTGCTATCCTCAGACGGAGAATAACTTCGTGATTGGAGTGGCTACGGTATGAATAGGGAAGGACTCGGAGACTTGATTGCGAGCAAGCTTAGGAATCGACTGATTGCATCCCGTCAACAGTGGGCAGCAACAGCACCAATCAACTATTTCTATATCGATGACGTTCTGCCTGTTGACATGGCAATGCAAATCCGGGAAGCATTCCCAAGTTCATCGACAATGATGCTCCGCAAGAGCCTCAGAGAGCTTAAGTACGTTTCCTCTCAAATGAACGAGCATGCGTCTATTCTCGAAGAAATTACGTTTGCTTTTCAACAGCCCGAGGTCGTTGCGACCGTAGCCGAGATAACCGGCTTGCCCATGCTGCAACCTGACGAATATTTGTATGCCGGTGGTATTTCGATGATGGGGTATGGTCATTTTCTGAACCCACATCTCGACAACTCCCATGACAAAGATAGAAAGTGTTATCGCACGCTAAATCTCCTTTACTACGTCTCACCAGATTGGAAGTTGGAAAACGGTGGTAATCTTGAACTGTGGCCAGATGGCACAAAGGCAAAACCCACGACAATTGTAAGCAAATTCAATCGTCTGGCTGTCATGGTGACAAATCAGCGTTCTTGGCATTCGGTATCAAAAAACCTTTGTGATCAACCTCGCTGCTGCATTTCGAATTACTATTTCTCCCCTCGTCCAGTTGGAGACGTGGAATATTTTCATCCGACATCTTTTCGTGGGCGACCGAACGAGCCTATTCGTGACATGGTACTGAAAGCTGATGCCACAGCCAGAAAACTAATTCGAGCTATTATTCCAAAAGGCGTGATCAAAACAAAGCATCTTTATCGAAAAGATTAGTTTGACGATGTAGTTTGGGTTGAGCGCATTTGTACAATTTCAGCGCTCAACTCTTGAACTGCCTTAACCAAATATGCGACGATTGGCAGCAAGTTGGGTGACATCATTACGTCGTCTTCTGGCGTACCATTGACAAGCGTTGGGTCGATGCTCCAAAGCTGCTGTGCGAGAAATCCAATTTTATGACGGAATGAACTATCTAAAAATCCGTTATTCTTATAATTAAAACTGAAAAGCTTAATCTTTTTTATTATATCCATCGCTTTTGCGTCGCTAGGGGAAATATTTTTCTTCAAACGCTCATCAGATGGGTGGAGTGTGATCCCATAGGCTCGATCGTCAACGGTAATGGCTACAAATCCATTGCCAACCGTCCACTGGGGTTTGATACGACCATCAGGAGAAAAAAACTTTGTCGATAGTGCACCGTTCACGGAATCGATGTCTCGCGTATAAGCCATCGCACCTTGGAAATGCCCATCAACGTATACATCGATGCGGTCACGCTGATTCCAAATCTGATTGATTACGTTTTGGGAATCACTGAGTACGTAACCATAGCTACCGTTATTGACACGCACGGGTGCACGAGCATTGAAACGGTCGTTGACATACTCAACGCTGGCATAGTTTGATACCACCCACTGCTGCGTTGCATAGTTGGCAAGCTGGCTGTCGAAGACAAAATTTCCTTTATCTTCGTTGTCTACCGTGGCCTTAAGTCTACCTTGGCTAGACCAGCCAATTTTGACAACATTCTGCTCTTGGTCGATGCCTGTACCTTGTTGAACAGGCGTATATCCGAGAGCCGGTTGTTTGTCGGTCATGGCTTGCGCGACACGCAGCGGCGTCATAATCGTGCTGTTGTCGGTTCCAGCGACGGCTTGCTCTCGTGACGCAACCGCCGAAACAACTATGGCCCATTTCGTCGCGTCGCTCGGCTTAGCCGTGTTGTTATCCACGAGCGACTCGTACACGTCCCAGGGGTCCGTCTCGCTTGCCCGATACCGCACACGCGCGCGGCGGGCATAGGGATAAGCTATGCCACCGTTGTCCTCCGCCGTGATCCACTCTGGCGTACCAAAAACCTGATACTGCTGCACCGCCTCAGTGATGTCGTGCAAGATAGCATTATGCTTGTTGCGCTCAATCGGCTTAGCTAGTGGATCAATTGCTTGGTCGCGTTGGTAGTCATAGCCGTAGCCCTGCTCATAACTGACATCGCCAGTAGTCTGGATCTCGTCCGGCACCGTCTCACGGTCGCCTGCCACAGCAAACGGTTTGACAAAAAATTTTTGTTGCATGTCTTACTCCGGAAAAGTTCCGTGTTCAAAATTCTTGTTGTACTCACCGAAGCCAAACGAAGGCCGGTTGACAACAATCCGGCGCACGCCGACGCCTGCTGGGCGCGGCAGCAAATCATAGGTGTCGAGCACGAAGGTCAGCCCAGGATTGGGCTGAAATGTAAAAACATAAACGACATAAGTCATGTCATTCGGGTCAAGCACATAGACTTGTCCTTGGTCACCCAGCAGCATCTTCATAAACTGGTTGATTTCGGGGATCGTGCCACGTGAGACGAGCTGGAAATAGCGCAGCCGCAGCACAGTACGCTTCTGCTCGACAGTGAGCCCCACTGTCGAGGAAGACTTGCAGCCAAAACCACCATGCCCGAAATTTCGGTTGGATCCACCGAATCCCAAAACGGGCGTGCCTGGCTTGGTCGGGTCTACAGTGACAGCAAGCGGTACACCGAGAATTTCCGCCCAGACCGACAGCCCAAAGTCGTTTGCCGTGCGCAAGTCAAAGACATCGCGAATCCAGTTCTCCCAAAACGCGGTGTGATTCTGTTCATACCATGCCTGCTTGCACTCCAGCAGCCCGCGCAGATTGTCCGCGTCGTTGTACTGCCAGAGCAACGCTTGTAGCAAATCGACGGAAAAATCGAATGCCTGGATTCTCATTGACTTACCACCAGCGAATTGCATGCACAAAGGTCGATGCCGCGATCAGGAATGCGATGAACCAGATAGACCAATAGCGGGATGGTTTCAGTTCGTCCGAGATCATTTTCAGCGCTCTCAAGAATGTCGTATACTTCTTCACAAGCTCTCCTCGTTGCCTTTTCCAACGGGTGGATGCAAGAAAGCCCCGACCGCTGCTAACGGTTCGGGGCTTTCGCCTTTCTCAATGCTGCTCGGTGTGACTACACAACGATGACCTGGATGCCTGACGGCGCAATCGTTGCCTGCTCAAAAATTCCCAGCGAGATCTCAGTCGTCACGTAATCGATTGGCGACAGGCGGGAGACTTCGAGCCGCTGCACGTAGAGGCCCGGTACATAGCGATTGACGGCTGCGGCCAGTTCAAACGGTGACACGCTGGTGCCAACCGTAAAACCCGTCTCACCTTCAACGCGTTTTTCCGAGTAGGCAAGAATGGCGTCACGCACGGCAACTTGTGGGTCGGCGACCGACGAGGCGGCGCGTACCGTGACGCGCGCGAGAAAGTCGCGCCGTATCGGACGATCGAACCGAACGCGATATGATTGGCCCGAAGCCGGGTCAACTGCATTGACTTGCACCGTACCATTCCAGCCTGCGCCAGCGCTTTTGTTCTTCAACAGCGCTTGTGCAATATCGGCGTCTGTCCCGCCATCGATGCACACCCAAATCGAGTGTGGCTTCATGACTACGCCATCGATGACTTGCGCAGTGCTCTCGGTGTTCTCGCGAAATTGCAGGCTTTGCACCCCTTCCGTTGCGTAGAGCGCGGAGGTGATTGCTTCACAGAGGGATACGCCTTGCAGCGCAAGCGTCTGTTTTCGCAGGCTGCGCAGACTGGCATCGGATTGCCGGCCTTGTCCAAGCTTTGCATTTCTGGGGTTATGGACAGTTTCCCATCCCAGGACGCTATCGACAATGTGCCGCAACGTGCCGGCGGGCGCGGTAATAGGGCCGTACTCCACGGAGCGAAAGCCAACCGTTGCCTTTCCATCCCGCGCCAGCACAACCGTTTCCGTTGTCTCGAACAGGTCGCCCGCCTCGGTGCGTGCACGCAACCCTTGGCGGATCACTGTATTCGGGATGCCGGTCACCTCGACATCGGCGATCGTCGAACGCTTGGCTTTCGCGCGTTCAAGCCCAGTCAACGCACATATCGCATCTAGAAATACGCCGCCCGCCTCGTTCGGGTTGATCTGGTTGGCGAGTGCCGCATTGTTACGAATCACGCTGTTGCGGCCCAGCGCATCAGCCGTAATAAGCACGCCCTGAGGCGTTTCATCTGCCACCGACAGATCGTCGCCCAATACGCCACGCCATTCATTGCGCACCGTATCGAGCACCACCGCTGTGTCGGGCACAATTACGCCGGCATGAGTCAAATAGTCGTAGGGTTCAGCCATGGTTCTTTAGCTTAGCCACGCCAAAAACAGTTTGAATAGTCGCGCTGTAGCACAGCGCACCGTCCTCGATTGCCACGTCGAAGGCGATGACATCGACCACGCCGCCTACTGCGCGCAGCGTCTGGCGCGCGTAGGCTTCGAACTGCACCAGGTTTGTGTTGTGCCACACTAGATCTCGCGTGGGCATCCCGCGGTCCAGCGCGAGCACCATTTCACCCAGTTGGGCTTGCATCGCGTGCTGGCAGTCCTGCTTGACCGCCTCGATATCGCGCGCGATAGCAAGGTTTCCGTCAGCGTTGATGAACAGGTCATTGCATTGATTCGTTGCAAGACTCTTCAAACCGGACCTCCACTGGTGTCGCTGCCGCGTTGAACGCCGTCATGCCGGTGTGTTTCGGCCGGTGTTTCGCCGAAAGTCACGCCGCCGCGTCCGGTCACGCGCCCGTCGGCTGTAAGATTACCCGTGCAGTGCACATTCGCCGCATCAAGTTCGACCATTGGCGCAGTCAGCTTGAGTTTGTCCGACCAGAGTGCAACGCGTACCAAGCCATCCGCGCTTTGCAGGACAGCATTCGCTTTGTCTTCATCGGCCAGCGTGTAGCCGCGCATCACATCAGGGATGAACAGGCCGTCGGCGAACGAATGCAGTCGCTGTGTATTAGGCCCAACCTCACCACCCGATTGCAGATACAACGAAATATCACGGTCGCTGGCCTTGATCCAGCCAGCGTCGCCGGGTTTGAGCGGAAACGACATCACAAAGCCGCCGCCGCCCAGTGCGAGCACGGGCACACGGGCCAATGGTGGCCGGGATAACGTCCGGTTTTCGGTGGTCAGCATCATGATCTGCGGTTGCACTGTTGCGACATTGCATTTGCGGTCATAGCCGACAATCTTTGCAGGCAGCATGTCATCGACGCCCTGCATCAGCTTCTTGAACACTTCGCGCAGCGTGCCCGCTAGTCCCCCTGTGTTCGCGGGATCATGACTCGGGATGGCGTAGTCACTCATCAGCGGATACCTGCACGTTTGGCCTGCGCGATCCAGTAGAACGGAGTGTCACGGTTAGCTAGCTCGAAGTTCAGCTTAAAGATGACGTAATGGCCGCTCGCAGCCGGGTTCAACTTGCTGTCGATAGTCAATGCGCCGCCCAGGCGGGTCGTGGTATCGAACAAATACTTGACCTTGATGCCCTGCTCAGTGATTTCAGGAATGCCGACCATGCCTGTGGCTTCGCTTAACACACGCACCTCGCCGCTCAACGCGACGTTGTGGTTTTTCACGATCAGCGTGTGGTCATCAACATAGGCGTTCACGCCGCCGGCTTCGCCAAGCCGGTCCACCTGTTTCAGTGCGCCTCCGGCAAATGCGTAGTTAGCAATGTTTTTGTCTGTGGCCTCAAAGCGCAGTGTCAGTCCAAGATCACTTGCTACCTGCTTTGCGATGGTGGACAGTGGAGCGGCACCAGTCTGACTGCGCGCAAGGATGTTGCCTTTCTGAAATTGCCCGGTCGATAACTTGAACGTTAGCGTGATGTCCGGCGGTTGAGATGGGATGCAACTGGAAATGTCACCGACAAATACGCGCGCTGCTCCAGTGGAACGTCGGCCTGCATCCAGCACAATGCGCTTGGGCGTGCGATTCAGGTTGAACGGACTGGTTTCCGTCAATAGGTATTCGCGATCCGCTTTGGATAAATTCGAAACACGAATCTCGGCTTCATTTTGCAGTGCATTTGCGAACTTGGAGCCGGTTGCACTAATTGCGAGATCTTCATATGTTTTCAGTTCGCCGTTCATTTCGATGCCCAGGCGCACAATGCGTGGATCGAGTTCATTCATTGGCTTCACAGGCGAACCTGCGCAAGCTCGGCACCGCTGAGGTACACAAGTTGATGCGTGCTGTTGAACTTTGTGTAGTCGGGGTATTCCTCGTCCTCCGTCAAAAACACGAAGTTTCCGACGCCGTCTTCCATATACTGAAAAGGCAACAGTGGCGTACTGGCCGCACACCGCAATCCTTGCACAAGCATCTCGCCGTCACGGGCAATCGTCGCAGCTATCACCCCAGATGTGGCCTGGACCGTGATTTCATAGCGGCGTGAATCGAGCCGAATCGACAGCGATTGATTAGGGATCGCATCGAGTGGAATTTGAATCATGGCGATTGCATCAAACAAAGATTGCTTCAAACGAAGATATCGTGAAGCGTGGACGCTTTTCTTTTTGCGGGCTTGCCAGATTGCTCGCCACGCTGCACGGTGGATGCGTGTGTCTTGTCCTTGACTTTCCGGACGGACAGTTTTTCGTATCGTGTCGTGACGACCAGCACTTCCTTAAGCTTCAGCGTGAGCATGAGGGTACCGAGGGCATCAGGCTCTTCATCATGCGGCATTTCTGCGATCAGCATATTGGCGTAGCTGCCCGCCTTCGTCTGCACCGTCAGGGGTTCACCCTTCTGGAACATCTCGCGGATTTGCCGATAAGTGTCCCGATATGTTGCCCCGGCCAGCATCATCTTCAACTCGATCTCAACCGGCAGGATGATCCGGTGGTCGGTCATCGTTGCGCCCGATTCAATGGGATGTTCCATTACCTTGGACGCTTCCTTGACCGTCGCCTTTATCGGCCGCGCGTCGCCAAAAAGCTGCTGAAAGCCTGCATCGAACACGCCGACGACATCGACGGCGGCGGTCGGAATGAATCCGGCGATCACGCTGCCACTCCGTCATCAAAATGGTTCAATGTCGTACTTAATTCTTGTCCCAAACTACGGCTGAGGGCCTGATTGACCTCATCGCAGTCCGTGGCTTGGGTATGGATCGTGATGGGTCCCGTCTGCACATTCATGCTCTTGCTTACACTGCGGTTTGCGTGCGTGATACTGGCTGAGGTCTGTGCCGCCAGCGGCGTTGAGGTGACGGCCAGCGCCTGTTTGCCGGCGATGACGCCAGCACGATCCGCGGCCGCTACGCCCTTGGATACTGCTCCACCTTGCAATGGTGCGGCGTCCCCAAGACCGAGAAAAGATTTCACCTGCCCCAGCGCACTACTAATGATCTTCAAGCCGCGTGAGGCGGCGCCGATGACGGTTTCGATCGCTGCGGCGATCCCGTTCCACGTGGCTTTGACGGTGTGGCCGACCTGGTTAAATACATCGCCGATAAAGTTCATGACCGGCTTAAGGGCAGGTATTTTGCTCAACAGCTTGTCGAACGCGGCACGCACGTTCGTCGAGAAGCGCTCGAATGCTTTTTCAGGGTCGTCAATTAGATCGGTAATGAAGATCAGTCCAGCCTTCACCAGATCAAACAGGAAAGAAAACACATCCGCAACCCCATGCACGATTTCGCCAATAATTGGCCAGCGTTTCGCCATCTCGCCGATCAGCGAGCCATTGCCATCGAGAAACGCCATCACGTCTTCGTAGGCCAGCGCGAACAGCGCACCGACCGCTGTAATGGCCGCGCCGATCAGCAGATAGGGCGCGACCAGCGCGAATGTCGCGGTGGCGGCGCTCAAGACGGCAGGCAGGTACAGCGACGTCAGTACCAGCGCCAGTCCGACTAAGGATCCTTTTACTAGGCCGCTATGGTCTGCCAGGTAGGCCGTGAGCGCTTCGAACTTTCTCAGCAACCACGTCAGGGCGGGCAGCACTGTGGTCGAGAGGCTCGTGAACATGTACTGGAATACCTGCCCGAGATCACTTAAGGCGATCTTGACCTTGCCGAGTTGCTCGGTGTATTGCTTTGCCGCTTCAGCATCGGTCTTGTTGACAACGCCAAACTCTTTGTGCCGCTTGATTTGTTCTTCGAGCGCTTGCCGCCCTTTCTGCAACAGAGCGATGGTGGCGCCGTCCAGCCCCATCTTTTTGCCTAATTCGGCGGATTCCGTTTTGTTTAAGCGCTCAAACGATTGGGCGACTTCCAGCAGCAGCTGAGGTGTAGTCTTGGCGTTGCCGTTCAGATCACGAAACTGCACGCCGAGCCGTTGCAGCAAGGGGCCAATGTCACCTTTGCCAGTTTTGACCAGTTCAGTAACCTTTTCACTCAGGCTAGTGAGCGTTTTGCTAAATGCCTCGCCACTGCCGCCGCAACGCTTGGCCGCTTCGCTCCATGCGTGCAGCGTATCGACCTCGACGCGCAGTGCGTCGGCGCTCTTCCCGAGCGCGTCGGTGTCGGCCGCTGCGCGCGCCACGCCGGATACCATCGCGCCCACCGACAAAGCACCAGCAATCGCACCGGTGGCCGCCCCGATTAGCGACTTGAACGACTTGCCAAGTTGGGTGGCCGCCATATCCGCACCTTTGATCTTTTTCTCAAGCTGCTCGGTCGCCTTTTCAGCCTCTTGCGCCCCTTGCTTGACCTCCTTCGCGTCCGAATCGAACAGAATGTAGAACGTTTCAAGAATGCTCATTTCGATGTCCGTTTGGCGTGCTCGGCAGCAAGCCATTCGTTGTAGCGAGGGATCGCAATGCTCTCCCAGAGAATGAAAGCATCCTCCAGCGTGTAGACCGTCCTCAATTCCTGGAGCGTGGCACGTCCTTCAGAAAGGATCGCTCCAACAAGTGCGTCAACGTTTTGGAAATCCACGCTGTTGCCTTGCCCTCGACATTGCCTAAGAAAGTCGAGACCTTTCCGCTTGAGAAAAAAGACGTGTTGTAGTCCATCATGTGAAACTCGATTTTCATCAACGTCTCGTAGTCCGGCACATGGTTGTCAACCAGCGCGGCGGTCGATAATCGCAATTCGCCATTGTCAAGGGGCACCGCCACGAAGCCCATGATTTTTAACATGAGCGCTTCGTTGGTCTTGTAGTCGCCGAGTTTTGGCACCGCACTGATCGGGTACTGCGAAACGATCTCGCGGCCTGCGACGGCGGGAAATTTCGACAGGATGTAGGGGTGATCCTCACCCGCCATCGTTTTGATCAAGATTTCCTTGGGTTCAAGTAATACGCTCATGATGTTCCCGTCCGGTTTTCAAAAGCAAAGATGTACGGTTTGCTCTTCATCCGCCCTGCGCTGGCTACACTGTTGGCAGGCATGCCGTCAGTGATCACCCCTTTGGTCAGCGTGAGTATGCGGGCGTCCGGGTAGATTGCTGCCATTGTAATTTCGTCTTTTGCGCTTTGCTTACCACGTCCGACCCGGTTTGCTTCAAGCAAGATAGACATGTTCTTGTCGTCGTCACTCCCTGGAATTAGGTTCAACGTCACTGTAATCGGATTGGCTTTGGACCAAACAATCAAATCGCCATTGAGACCCATCGCCTTGTCGTTTACCTGAATACTCGGAATGTCGAACGGATCGCCATCGTCGGCGAACTGCGTGACCGTAAAACCGGCGGGAAACGTTTTAGATGCACATACCTGCACCACAAGGCCGAAGCCTGAGATGTTTTCCATCGTTACTCCTGGTCTGGATCAAATCAAGACGTGGCTTCCGTCCACTTTTCGGATGGCATCGTCTTTGCTGTAGATGAGGGTGTAGACGGCCTTGTATTCGGTGCGTCCGTCTGGCGTCACAATGGATTGGATTACGCAGTCAAGCCAGTAACCGATGGTCTGGACCTGCCGCCACGCGTCGGCTTCACCCGTCATATTGGTGATGTACAGCTGCTGCGTATTGTTCAGATCCTTACTGACGCTGATTGTGCCGTTGAGCAGCGCCTGATTGATCACGCTTTGCAGCGTCGCGATCAGTTGGCCCCGTCCCTGCACGTTGGCCGATACCTTCGCCAGCGACATCAGCAGTTCCATGATGGCGCTGCCGGCCGCATCTTGGAGCCATTGCTCGTTCGCGTAGACATTCATGTCTGTCGGCGCGGTGGCGCCACCCATCAGCACGCCGCGCTGATAGAAGTCGAGCACTTGACCAGCCGTTTGCGTGCGGCCGTAGTAGTTCACACGCAATGCATCCAACCGGTCCGATTCGGGCGTCGTCGTCACACTGGGCGTGAGCGCCGCTTGCTGAAACATGTAATTTTGAACCGAGTTACGGCGGCTGTAATCGGTGGAAGCCAGGATCATCATCGGAAGTTGCTCCGGATATTCTCCGGATGTGCCGGCCAGCGTCAAACCGGTCCCTGCGTAACCTTTGAGTGCTTCATAGTAGGCTGCCGCATCGGCAGATAGGACGCGCGTGTGGAACTGGTACATCACATTCTGCGCCGCGTTCCATTTTGCCGCCTCCTCGGTCTCGGCTGCCGACAAGGCCCGCAGAAATGTGAACGAGCCAAAATTGTTCGATAGCTCAGTCGAAGCGGCCAGCACATCGCTAACTGTTTCGGCGACTGCTCCATCGGCGTAGACAGCGCGATCATCCCAACCCAGCATAGTATGGATTGTGCCGGACAGGACAGCGACTTTTACATTGGCACACGTACTGGTGGTTGTGAAATGGAAGCTATTTTTCCGCGCGTCAAACGAGACAATTGCACCCTCCCAAAGGGGGCCCGCACCTGCGGCACGAATGGCTGCTTGTAAAACCGATGCCACGTCGGCAAAGCTAAGGGCTTCCGCGAACGACAACGGCGATACGGAATGAATATCTGTGCCAAGCTGTATTGTCAACTCGCCAGCCGTCACAGCTTGGAATCGAGACAATGGCGCAGTCACTGCCGCCCCAAAGATCGTCGGCGCGATGGCGGCATCGACCCAGCGCGCGAAGCTGATTTTCTGCGCGCGCGTAATGTTCTTTGAGATCCAGCCGAAATAAAAAGATGCGCGGGCGTATTCCTCCGAGGCCGTGCCAAAATAGCGCCCGACATCATCGGGGTTATCGAACTCGACTACCGTTTTCGGCGGCAGCAGCATATTTGTCGTAAAGAAACGCCCGATTAGATCGCGCCGACGCACACCGGCCGCTGCGCCGACGCCCGATGTCACGTCAACGTACTTGGGAAATCGAATTGCCATCAATGGCTCCTAGATGCAACGAATGTTTGGCTCGAAAGCGTCAACCGATGGAACCCGGCTGGCTAGCGTGCGCAAATGGGTAAGGATGAAATCGAATGACGGGCTGGCTTCGAAGCAATCCCAGTCATCAGCAAAATAAGTGTGGCGAATGTCTTGCACGCGATAGATGCCGACTTGATGCGAGTGCAACGTGTGGCGCGCAGCATCGCTTTGCAGGATGCACGCGACCAGGTTCAGCAGATCGGATGCTGTCAGCAAATCAGGCTGCTTGGGGTCTTGTGTTGCAAGTACGTTCACTTGGAACGCAGTCTGCATCCACACCGACTCGGTATGGACGAACTGCCCGGCTTCGCGATCCCAGACGCTTTTGCGCTGCGGGAAACCGTATCGGTAATCGCCGATTTTGTTCAAGAACACCACCGGGCCGCTTGGCGTGCCTTGTTGCGTCGGCTGATACTGCTGCTTGATGGCAATGTCGGCAATGCCATTCGCGCGCAGCCCGTCACGGATCAACGGCAGCAGGATGCGGAACAGTTCGTTGTCTGTCATATTTGTACGCAAAGCGCGCCGTCCCAACCGTCGATGTTGAACCAGTCCGCATCCGACAGCAGTTGATAGCGCTGACCGGCAAACTCGATCTGATCGCTCGATCGGTCGCGGGCCACGTCCTGTAGTTCGGCACACGCATAAAGCCGGATGTACCGTTTCTGGAAATCGAGACCAAGGTACTGATACAAATTTCGGTCCACGGCCTGCACGCTGCCGTACAAGGGTACAGGTGGTGCATACCGGTTCACGTCAATGCCCACATCGTTGGTCTCGCGCCCCAAGAATTGGTAATACTCGACACGTTGCTTGCCGATCACGGACAACGCAAGACCGAGCAAATTAGAGCCTGGCATCACGACTTGTCCTCCACGATATGGGTTAGCGTATTCAGGAGGACACCGGAATCGACCAGCGGTTTAGCGGCTGTTAGCGAGACAACGCGACCTTGTTTTTTGTCTCGCAAGCGCGCCTTGACGGTGGCGACCTTCAACGGCGGTGTGCGGATTCGCGAGATGGCGCGACGAATATCGCCAGCAGCCTTGGCTGACACCTTCTCCATGACTGCGGCTGTCGAGTCCGTACCGCGAAACACCGCCGTATAGCCCTGCTGTGCCAGTTTTGCCCATTGCGCTCGTTGTGCCTGGGCTGTTGGGCGCATCGTCGCGCGCATCGCGATGCCTTTTTCGGGCACGCCATGCTCATGGATCGCGGCTACATAGGCGACCGGTGTACCGTCCTGATATTTAGAAGACTCAAACCAGCCAACCTTGCCGATATGGCCGTCGATATCCTGTAACGCTTGATGCAGACGCGCGCCACCGGGGCCGGGCTTACGTATTAACTTGGTCATTGGGTTCACTTCGGAAATAGGACTGCCCGATCAGGCGGCCTGGGCGTCAGGGATAAATGCCGTACACGCGGCGAAACGCCGATCCTTCCGGCAGTCCGCTAACATAGAAGCCGCCTGCCGCCGCGGCCGACAGTAAAGCGAGAAGCTGCTGCCCATAGGCAGTGAGCGACAGCCACCACTGCCATTGCGACTTAACAGGCGGCGGAGTGAGCGTGACTTGCACCTTGTCGATGGTTGCAGTGGACACCATACCCGGCGTTTGACCGCCTTTCACTATGTCCGTCAGCGCAAGGAGATGGGCCGTCATCAGATTCAGCGCACGGACTCGGTCATCACCTTGGAGATGTCCATAATTCTCTGGACTCACATAGCACGTCGCCGCCGTCCAGGTTGCCGAAAGCGCGGTGTCGGGATACGCGGTTTTGCTCTCGAATGCAGCAAAGGCGGCGCGAAATGCGCTGGCATCCAACTGGATGGGCGCACCCATCATTACTCACCCCGCGTCTTGGGCCGCTTTTTCTCCGCAAAGTCTTGCGGTACCAGCGGCGACGCTTGATCGCGACCGGTCATATCCGCGGCCACCTTTTCTGGATCGGTTTTGGATCGCTCGACGTGGATAAAGCCACGTTTGACATGCCGCTGAAAGGCTTCGTCCTTTTCAAGCAGCGCCAAATCCTCGTCCGTCACCTGCGTTACTACGCCACGAGGCGTAATTAAGTTTTTGTTGGCGACGCCCGCGCCGCCTTTGATCACGATCGCGCGCGTGCGAATCGGCAAGTCGTTTCCACTGTTGATCCACACGCCATAGGCGGTATCGCACGTTGCGGTCGAATACACGTAATGCATGATTGCTCTCCGTTAAAGTCCTGTGCGACGCACGACAGCATACGGCCGCTTGCACATCACGCCCGCCGTCGCATTGGAATAGTCCTCTTCGTAGCCTTTCGCGAGTTGCTGAATCCCCAACACACGAAATTTCGCCGGCACGATTTGTACAAAGGTTTGACCGCCGTCGGTCGATTGATCGCTCACGCTCTCAGCGTACAGATACGCGACATTGTCGCCCGCATGCGCTGCATCAAATTCTGGGCAAGACACCACACGCATCGTCGGATAGGTCTTGGTCAGCCAGTCCTGCACGGACACGCTAAAAATCGAAGTGACTGTCAAGTAATCGATGACCGACGTGCCAAGAACAAGCGTCAGTTGCTCTTTTTTCGGGTCGATCACGCCACGCGCCTGGTTGCGCAGATCGGCCACCATCGTGCGAATGTCTGCTGTAATTTCGAGGAAGGTCTTGGACGCCCATTGGGTCGAGTTGGCCCCACCCATTGGCAGGGTGACATACGCAGGCAGGCTGGGATCATTCAAAAGTCCATAAGTGCGATTGTTTCCATCGTTGTAGCCGTAAAATCCGACGCGATTGCGGTTGATCTCCAGCGCCAGCGTTGCTGCTTCGCGCTTGCTTTCGGCACTATTCACTTTCATCCGCGAAGCGCGCGCTTCTTCAAGCGTGCCGACACGCATACCTTCTTCGAAACGCACTACCGTGCGCCGCTCAAAGTTGACGTTCCACGACGACAGCGGCACGTTCGTATAATCACCATACGGCACAGACGTACCGGTGAGTTCCATGACGCCCTGCACGACTTCCTCATCTTCCCATGCGCCCGCTGTCGTAATGCCCACACACTCATCGATCGTGCGCGCCGCCGTGGTGATCGCCACAAAACCGGGCAGCCAGTTTTGTAGGAACTGCTCGGGCGTGGTAATTGTCGGTGTAGTCAAACCGGGTACCAGCGCCGCGTCCATTGCCGCCATCATGCGGTGCACGGTTGCAGCGTCCATGCCAATACCGATACGGGACAGGTCCTGATAGCCAACGACGCTCGACAGCTTGAGCGGCCGTACTGCGCGTGGGCCGATATACGAATGTTCTTTGCTTTGCATGCTCAGTGCCTCAGTTGGTCAGTGTGATCACGGCCAATCCCGCCCCCGTCGATAGGTAGCGCGAGACAAGCGCGTTGGGTACTTCAACGCTGCCGCTGGGTACCTCACTATCTTCTTCAATGGTGGACAGTGCCCCCGTGCTGGTGTCGTAGATAACCGCATAGCCCACATCGGTGGCGGCAGGCAGGCTCACCACAATTTCGCCCATCGTGAGCAGTTCACCAATGCTTTGATTGGGTAATTCCATCGTTGGCGTGAGCGTACCTGCTGCTGCACCATACGAGGCATAGTGTTTTGGATGGACGAGGATGCCCACAAACGGCCCTGTCCCGCCAACTTGCGCCACGCCGTCACCCGCGAGCGTATAGGCATGACCAATCACGTTGGGCTTTGAGGACACCAAGGTCCACGGCGCGGCGCGCACCGGGCCATCGGTAAAAAGTTCGCCCGGCACCCCGAAGGCCATGTCGGCGCGAACAGTGGTTTGGAAAGCCATGTTGTCAGACTCCTTGCAAATATTGGTCGAGTTCGCTCGATGTCGGATGCTTTGCATCCATACCCTGCCCCGGTTTGGGAGCCTCGCGACCGTGCAAATAGCCGTCGAGCGCGGCTATCTCCTGCCCCTTGGCGCAAGCGATACCGAGTTTTGAGACACCGTAGCGCGCCACTTCAACCAGCGTCTTGTCGGCGTGATCAAACGTGCCGATATGAGTGGACAAGCGGCTGGCAAGCGCATCGCGCTTGCTGATTTCGCTCATGATCCCTTTGGCGGCACTACGCTCCAGTTGGGCCACGCGCGCGCGCAGCGCCTTGACTTCGGCGGCATCAACGCTCGCTACCGTCTTGCTCGGCGTTTGCGACTGGGTTTGGGCGGCGGTGTAAGCCTTGCGCAATCCGGCAATGGCGCTGTCCATGCTCGCACGCATCGCTTTCGGCGCAGTCTTGGATGCGGTGCGAAGCGCCTTAATTGCCGCGTCCATGGCTTGCGCGGTTTCTTGCTCGTCTTCTGTCTCTTTCTCGCCCTTCGCCGCGGGTAAATCATCGTCTTCATCTTCGGCAGGCAGCGTGCCATCGTCATCTTCAACCGGCATCTTGGTCGGGGCATCGTCGCCGATTACCGATGGATCTACATCGCCGTCCGGCGGGGCGGAAGGTGTCGAACCGACCAGCGCCTGCACCAGCGGAATCAGCTGTTTCACTACGTTGGCGAGCGACACCTCTTCATCTTGCCCTGTTGCCTTGCTTGTATCTGTCATGAGTAACTCCTTTGCATCGAATGTGAATGTCATGTGATCCAGGACAGCGACATCTGGTCCCATGCGCCCTTCGTGGACAGACGCGAGGTGGTTTCCCCGAATCTTTCGCTGAATGGCGTCGTAGCGTTGGCCGTTGTACTGGCCGCAGGTAAACTCGTATTGGCAACGATAGCCTGCGGACAGCTCACGCTTGCCGCTATGGATAAGCGCCGCGAGTGATTCGGAGAAGACTTTGATGTTGCCTTTCAGTACACCGTCTTCGTAGTACACGTCCTCGCCAATGACACCTTGAATCCCCTTCTTTTCCGGCGCGATATAGCCGGTATCCTTGCTGCCAAGCATTTCGTGTCCATCGACCCACGGCAGCAGCCTGAACGATTCAATGCAGGCGGGATCGGCCAACTCTTCTTCTGGCCGGTAGACCATGTAAATGCGGTTAGGCTCGGGCGCGCCGATTGATCTGCCCAGATAGGGAAATACCCCCACCTTGGAAATCGGGTTGTCACGAATTTCGGCCCAGCCGTTCGTATCGATGACGCGATTTGTCATGCGTCACCTCGGGAAAAGCGAATGACCGGTATAAAGCTGCATTTGCAGTTGGGCTCCTCCCCTGGTCGCACATAGGCCCCATTGGAGCCGACCGGCGCGCCCCTCGCTAGATTGAACACCTTGCCGTCAAAGGCAAGATGGCGTTCGCGAGGCTGTATACCGCCGCTGCTATGTACCCATTCCCCTTCCGTTATGCCAAGCGACATGCAGCGCCCATTGTTCAGGCCGTTGTAGACCTTGCGCGTTTGGTCGAGCGCGATGTTTCGCGCGCGTCGCCTTGTCACGCCTTCCTGTTCCCGTAGATAGGAGATCAGGTCCTGTAGCCCGTTGCCGCTGGTGATTGCACGCATGACCGCACCCTGTACGCCGGCCAGATACTGATCGGCAATTGACTTGATGAGGCCCACGTTTTCGGCTACCGAACTGGCAAGGATTTCCTTTGCGGTCGATGGCAGGGCTGTGGTTTTGAGAGACAGTCCACCGGACAGGTCACGCAGGCTGCTGTGCAAACTGGCACTGCTTGCCTTATCTGCACCCGCGACCATGCGCTTCACGATTGCCTTTGCCTTGAGCGCGAAACGCTTGCGTACACGCCGGGTCAGCGCGTTTGTCACGATGCGTGCCTGGCTCGATAGGCTGGCGTCTTGCGCAAAGAAGGTTTGCGCTGACGGGCTATCGAACAGCGCGACAATTTCTTTGTGACTGGCAGCCGTCATCTCGGCGACAAGCCGCTCCAGGTCCTGCTGATAGCGTGCCTGTAAGCCAGCACTCACGCGCAGCGGCTTGCCGCGTAGCACGGCTGGTTTGAACTGATCCGCCCACGCTGCCTTTTTGCGGGCCAGTAGCTTACGTGCCATCGTCATCCTCAGGCAATTCATCACCCGCCTTATCAGGCGGGTCAGCCGGCATGGCTTCCTCTATGCCGGTGTAGCCACTGGTGGGGTCCTGGGTGATTCGGCGGCGTTCATCGATGCCGTCGATGGCCCCGCACTGCACCAGAATGGCACCGGTTTCCGCTTCCATCTTGTTGACTTCGGCGCGCTCCTTTGCCGTCATCGAATCCAGCGGGTTCCATGCCACCGTCGTCTCAAATGGCACGACGCCAAACCTCGGCGCAATCTCCGAGCGGATGACCAGCAAGTGATGACGATCCAGCAGAGGCGTCAGGTCATGCGCCTGAATGCTTTCCAGTTCTTCGTGGTAGCTCGCTTCCTCGAACTCGCCCGTTGCGTTAAAGCCCTTGGGCGATGTGCCAAGCAGCTTGGTGGCCGGCACGTTCGCCGCCGCCGCGACAAGCTGATACTGCGTCATGATGACCGCATCGAAGTCCGCTAGCGCGGTGTCGAACTGCTCGATTTGCTCTTCCGTGCCAACAACCTTGATGCCGTGGTTGTCGCGATAGTGAGCCCAGGTCGCCATCCGCTGCTCAAACTTTGCCTGATTGGCGACAGCACTTTCCACGTCCATGTGAATGACCGTACTGCGCTTGGACATTGCGAGCAACGGAGCCTCGTTGGCCGTGCGCTCGGAAGCATAGACGCGCTCGAAAATCTTCTGCGGCACCGGCACGCCACCGTAGTAGTAGGTCGGTTTCAATACATCCGGAACTTCGCCAGTGCGCAAGATAATCAGATGCGAATGATGGATCGGCTTGCCATTGATGCGCCAGTAAGTCGGCTCGTAAAAGTGCAGGCTTGTCGGGTCGGTTATAGCCGTCGAGTTCAATTCTGGCACCACCCAGTATGGGTCGATTTGCCGGATGCCCTTATAACTGCCTGGTGTCACGCCGTCTGGATTAAATGGCTTGGCATAATATTCAGGGTCGGTTGACTGGACCACGAACATGGCGATGCGAATGCCGAATACACGCCCCATGCGCACGAACTCGCGCATGTGGTGGTTGATTCGGAAACGCTTATCCTCCCTGCGGATTGCGTCGATGACGCCCGCATCCACTCCTGTACCGTCGTTGACCGTAACCGTATAGCCATTGCGGATCGCATCCTTACCCGGCATCGTGCATGCCTTGTCAACCAGCCAATGCTGTGCAATCAGCGCGCAGAGTTGGTAGCCGATAAAGCTCTGTGACGCATACCAACCGACCTGCGCGGCTGGCATGTTTTCCTGTCGGAGCGTTGCAACGCGCTTGACGCTGTTTTCAAGTTCGTTCGCGTCCATGCCGACGTCGGCGGCGCAAAAATCATCGGCCACCGAGCGTTGAAACGTTGACGCCTGCAAATGTGCCCACGCCTCAGTCTGGCCGACACGCAGATCATGCTTGGTCGTGAAAAAGCCCCCGGACTTTGGGGTCTCGGGGGCTTGGGGCGGCTCATCTTTGCGTCGTAACCAGTTGAACATGTCGGTTTTAATCCAGATCAAAGAAGCCGCGCTTGTGCACCATGATTTCGGCGAACGCGCGTGAGCACGCGTCGACCTGGTCATCATGCGTTCCATTGGGGAACAGTCGCATTTCGTTAAGCAAGGCGTCGTTCCACGAACCGCGCAGCATGAGCACATTACCGACGTTGATCTGCGCGGCCAGCGGTTCGGCCCGTGTCGCCTTGTCGCCGGATTCTGGCGAGGTGGTGACCGCGTAGCCCGCCAGCTTGCGGGTCAGATATAGCGCCTGAGTCTTGCCGGCCTGACCTGGGTCTTGGGGCAGACTAATGCGCACCGATTTGCCATCGCGAGCGGCTGTGTTCGTCAGTGCCGCGTCCCGCTCGTCGGGACCGCAGCGCAACCTCACCACGTCAGCAATGACAAAGCGGCCATCCTCCAGCTTGCCCAGCTTCGCGCCTGCCGTATAGTCGCCGTCGATGGTCGCGGCCAAATCCCAACCGCGCACCCATTTGATCGTGCCCACAGGTAGCGCGTCGATTGTCGTGATTGCGTCCGGCTTGATGAGGCCACCATCCGGTGGAGATGGGCGTTGCAGGTATTGCCCTGCAAACACATAGGGAGCCGCCTGCTCCATCCGCCTCAGATCATCAATGGTGTGTTTCTCCGGCCATAGCGCCGTGCCATCGGCTTGAATTGCAGGCAAACAAACGTGCTCCCACGATTCTCCGTTGCCACCATCGAGCAACCAACCTGCCAAATCGTGCTCATGCAGGCGCTGCATGATCAGGATGATCGGCGTGTCCTTGCTGTTCTTGCGGCTCTCCAGCGTGTTCTGAAACCAATCGATGACGCCCTGTCGGATGACATCGCTCTTGGCTTCGTCGGGCTTGTGCGGATCGTCAATGATGATTGCGCCGCCAAAGCCCTCGCGGTGCTTACCCGCACCAAAGCCAGTAATCGTACCCCCGGCACCAGCGGCGTACATCACGCCGCCCTCGGTGGTGCTCCAGTGGCTTTTCGAATCCGAGGCTAAGCGGCAGGCTGGGAAAACCTGCTGGTAAGCCTCGTGCTGCACGAGCGAGCGCACGTTGGCGCTGTTATTTGCGGCCAGTGGTGCAGCGTAGCTCGCGTGGATGAACTCGGCATCGGGTACCTGTCCGAGTGTCCAAGCGATAAAGTTAACTACCGCGAGTTCAGTTTTTGAATATCGGGGCGGTACGTTGATGATTAGCCGGTTGGCCTTACCGAGGAAGACACGCATTAGCGCATCGCAGATCGCTTTGTGGTGCGGGCCGCGCAGCCATTTGTACCGGCGGCGCTGATAGAACATCCAGCGCGAGAAGAAGTACAAATCCGCTTGTGCCATCTTTGCAGCCGCGAAGTGTTCGTCCGGGCTGAATGGATGCATAGTCAAATCTCATCGGCGATGGTCTTGGCGATCTCCCAGAATTTATCTGGAGGCATGTTTATGCTTTGAATCGGCCCGCCGCCCGTGCCCCCTAGTTCCACGCCCTGTACCGGCTTGCCATAACCCCGCTCGATGATCGCCAGCGCAGCCGACAACCGGTTGCGCTCGTTCTTGCCACCCAACATGATCGATTCGATCGCCTCAAGCGCGTCGGGCGTTTTGGCTTTGCACGCGGCGATCAGGTCCAATTCTTCCTGCGTGCGTTTAGGGCGGCCTTTGGGGTTGCCTGTTTGTCCCTTCTCGAACGGCTTGCCCCGCTGTTTTTTTGCTGTTCTTGCGCTGTTAAGGGCCATAACTGCTTAAAACTTGGAGTTTTATCGACTCAACCATGAAACTACAATGGGTACGTCAAGGAACTTGGCGGAAAAATATAACAAGCCAAGCAGCCAGATCGCCCAAAACCTTTGAGCTGGCATGTCCTTCAACATCATCCGCAACTACCACCAGCGAATTGCGTGCACAAAAGCTGATGCCGCGATAAGAAACGCGAAGAACCATAGAGCATGATCCGCCTCTCTTTCACCACCAGCGGATCGCCCAAATCAGCGCCGCGCTACCGAACCCGGCTGCCAAAATTAACGCTGCATTAGCCAGTCTGCGTCCCACGATTCCAGCATCGGTCGAATTCATCTTTCCGTCCACCTTCACCTGATATTTCGGCGTATACTTGAACAACGTTCTTCCTCTTGGTGTCCACAAGGGGTGGAAACAAGAAAGCCCCGACCGCTGCGAACGGTCCGGGGCTTTCGCTTTTACGGCGACTTTTCGGTGATTACTACATGTTCATACCCTTCACGCCGGGTCAGCGGTGCGTCCTTGCCAGTAGGAGATAAGCTTGACGCACTGCCGGGGTTGTTGCGGACACTCGCCGGCTTGTCCTGGCCGGTGACCTAGCGGTCTGGATGGCCGATGAGTCGGTCAATGAAAAAAGCCCTGGCCGATTGACCCGGCTCAGGGCTTAAAAATCACGCCTTTCAACGCGTTGTTTCGTCTGGACGTTAAAATCCAGCCTTTCAAAAAAGATACAAAAAACTGGGGAAAATGTAAACTTTTATTAAGTAAACTAAAAAGTTTACTTAAGTGTTACGCTTCGGGCGGCCTTTGGGGTTGCCTGTTTGCCCTTTGACAAACGGCTTGCCACGCTGGTTTGTTGCTATGCTTGCGCTGTAAGGGCCAGTTACTCAGGGTAAAACCTTCGGCTGCGCGCGCCGCCCGAGACTTGTCTTGTAGTCCATTTGTGACTACAATCGGATTGGTACACTGTTTAAGGAGCGTGACCATGAGTACCGCTGATACCTACGTCCGTGCTCGCATCGACACCCACACCAAGGAACGCGCCGCGAGCGCGCTTGAAGCGATGGGGCTATCGATTTCCGATGCCATCCGTCTGCTGATGCTGCGCATCGCTGATGAACACCGCCTGCCGTTTGAGGTGAAGGTACCCAACGCCACCACACGCAAAGCGATTGCTGAACTGGAAGCGGGCAAGGGCAAGAAGTTCACCAGTGTTGATAGTCTGATGGCGGATCTGCATGCGGACGATTGACCGATCGTCTGCGTTCAAACGCGATTACAAGCGGGAAGCCAAGGGGCAACACCGTGCCACACTGGATGATGCGCTCAAGCTGGTGCTACTCGCTCTCGCGACTGACCGGCCGTTAGCTGCACGCTACCGTGACCACGACCTTTCCGGCGATTGGGCAGGCTATCGCGAGTGCCACATCAAGCCCGACCTGCTGTTAATTTACCGAAAGTCGGATTCCGACACGCTCAGATTGGCGCGGCTTGGTTCACACAGCGAACTTTTTGGTTAAACAGGAGTAAAGCCTCGACGCACTGCCGGGATTGTTACGAACACTCGCCGGCTTGTCCTGGCCTGCGAGCGGTCTGGATGGCCGAGGAGTCAATCACGAAAGAAGCCCGCCGGTTTTCGCTCAGCCGCTCTGCCAGCTATTCGAATACCTGCGCATAAACAGGATTGCAGAAACCATGAGGGAACGGAATCGGCATGTTCCGCCTCTCTTTCACCACCAGCGAATCGCGTGTACGATGTAGCTAATACCGAAACCAAACCCAAAGCAAAAGGCCCCGGCTGCTAGGATCAATGCGGCATTAGCCAGTCTGCGCGCCACAATTCCAGCATCGGTCGAATTCATCTTTCCGTCCACCTTCACCTGATATTTCGGCGTATACTTGAACAACGTTCTTCCTCTTGGTGTCCACAAGGGGTGGAAACAAGAAAGCCCCGACCGCTGCGAACGGTTCGGGGCTTTCGCTTTTACGGCGACTTTTCGGTGATTACTACATGTTCATACCCTTCACGCCGGGTCAGCGGTGCATCCTTGCCAGTAGGAGATAAGCTTGACGCACTGCCGGGGTTGTTGAGGACACTCGCCGGCTTGTCCTGGCCGGTGACCTAGCGGTCTGGATGGCCGATGAGTCGGTCAATGAAAAAAGCCCTGGCCGATTGACCCGGCTCAGGGCTTAAAAATCACGCCTTTCAACGCGTTGTTTCGTCTGGACGTTAAAATCCAACCTTTCAAAAATGATACAAAAAACTGGGAAAAATGTAAACTTTTATTAAGTAAACTAAAAAATTTACTTAAGTGTTACGCTTCGGGCGGCCTTTGGGGTTGCCTGTTTGCCCCTTGGCAAACGGCTTGCCACGCTGTCCTTGCACTATTCATAGTCATATCTACTTCAAACGCCGGATTGCCTCAAAGCGATTGGGTGACATCTCTTGCGGCATGATCTGCGTCTGCCAAACATCACCACCAACGGATCGCTTGCACGATATAGCCAATACCAAAGCACAGCGCCACAATCCATAGCGCCCAAAATCTTTGCGCTGGCATTTCTTTCAACATCATCCGCAACTCCTTGATGAGTTTGCTAGAATTCATTCATGCCTTCCTTCTGTTTGTCCCAGAAGGTTGATGCAAGAAAGCCCCGACCGCTACCAACGGTTCGGGGCTTTCGCTTTTACGGCGACTTTTCGGTGATTACTACATGTTCATACCCTTCACGCCGGGTCAGCGGTGCGTCCTTGCCAGTAGGAGATAAGCTTGACGCACTGCCGGGGTTGTTGCGGACACTCGCCGGCTTGTCCTGGCCGGCGACCTGGCGGTCTGGATGGCCGATGAGTCGGTCAATGAAAAAAGCCCTGGCCGATTGACCCGGCTCAGGGCTTAAAAATCACGCCTTTCAACGCGTTGTTTCGTCTGGACGTTAAAATCCAGCTTTTCAAAAATGATACAAAAAACTGGGGAAAATGTAAACTTTTATTAAGTAAACTAAAAAGTTTACATTTTTTCATTCGGTTACATTCCGTTCTTTACCGGAACCAACTATCCGCATACGCTTGATGTGGGAAGCAAGGCAAAGGCATAGCTCACCACGATCGTCATGCGGCATCTGCAAATGCACCGTTTTCTGGACAAAGGGGTTTGCGCTTCGCCCAGTCTTGTACGATACTTGTATCACACTATCCAAGGAGCATAGCGCTATGGCCCTTTCAATTCGACTGCCTAGCGATGTGGAAGCCCGGTTGAAGAACCTGGCCGAACTGACTGGGCGCACCAAAAGCTTTTACATCACTGAGGCGATTTGCGAACACCTCGACGATCTTGAGGATTTGTACTTGGCCGAGCGTGAGCTTGAAGCGATCCGCGCGGGAAACTCCGAAACCGCACCGCTCGAAGAAGTGATGAAACACTATGGCATGGAAGGTTGAACTATCGAGCCTGGCACGCAAGAACCTCAAGGAACTTGACTCGCAATGTGCCCGCCGTATCCTGGCCTTCCTACATGAGCGTGTCTCCGTACTGGACGACCCTCGCAGCATTGGCGAAGCCCTCAAAGGTTCGCGCTTGAGGGCTTTCTGGAAATACCGTGTCGGGGATTGCAAAATTATTGCCAGTATCGAGGACGGCGCTTTGCGCATTCTCGTTGTGCGAATCGGAAACCGTCGCGAGGTGTACCGATGAGCAGCAAAGCGGATCAAAGAATTAGACCTGCTCCCGATCCTGCATCAAGCGGCGTGAGACCGCATACACGTTCTCCCGCACCCGACGCACGGCTTTGAAAAAACCCATGCGCGAATAACCCAGTTCATAGGCTGCTCGCTTAACCGGGCGGACTCGGCCCAGATAGAACGCCATGAACGCTTGTTTGGATCGCCCTTCCGGGTATGCTATCAACGCCACGTTGAATAAATTTAGCGCCGCATCCAGTTCCGCATCACACTCATCGCCTAGCCCTGCTGGTTCTCTAAGCCGTAGCAAAATATTTTTTGGCCGCAATGGTGCATAAAGCCGCCGTGTCCTGCTCCACTCAACCCAACGCAAACAAAACTCATGTAGCGCCTGGTTATCTCCGTTCATGCTTTCCCACTTCCGTTACCCTTACTGCCTGCAATATGGGATGCACGGGCCGGTACAGTTCCCTGTTGCCGTTCATGCTTTCGCTCCACAGACGCGGGCAATGATCTTTTTTATTTCGCTGAGGTTATCCAGCGCAGCAGCCCGGTTCGCTGGCGATTGTGCCTCAAGCAACGGGGCTGCATTTCCGGTCAGCAGGAACTGGCTCATCGGTCCGTCTACGGGCCCGGGCAATAGCGCCTTGGCGTGCTCGGGCGTTAAACGGCCCGTCTCAACTGCACGCGTGATAACCGCCTGTTGTTCTTCCTTGTCGTACCCCAGCGAGGCGAACCACCTGACAGGCTTGGCTGCGTGGCGCGCGTCCGTTACCAGTCTCGTGTACGCCTCCAGGAACGCCATACGAGCCGCCACCCATTCCCCTTCGCTCAAAAGGCTGCGCACCAGGCCCCAAGCCTGCGCCATCTCATCGGTGATCACCACCGTCGCGTTGAGGTCACGCGGCAACATCGCCCACGCCTCCTGTGGCCCCGGACGGCCATCGTCAATCCGTGAAAGGATCTCCGAGAGCGTTAGCCGGCCTTTTAGCTCACGCCGGCATTTCGATAGCGCGACAATCACTGCTTGCTCATCAAACGCGGCCAAATCAGCCACCAGCATCTTGGCCGCCGCCTCGCTTAGACTCGTGCCGCACAACTCGGCCGTGGCCGCCACCGCCTGAATCAAGTCAGCTGTCGCCATTAACCGCCTCCGCATCCCGTAGGATTCGCGCCCACATATCGCCCGTCGCCTGCAACCGATCCGCCTCGCGTGCCTGTGTCTCGGTCACCCTGCGATTTGTCACCCACTCCGTTCTCAACGCTTCGGCATCGGCCAGCAGGCAGTCCACCGGGTGCATCTTTTGCACGTAGTAACGCTTGTTGCTGTCCACGTACCAAGCGGCGACGCCTGGCGCTTCGTCCTTGCCAAGGCGCTGCAACAGCTGCGATAGCTGGCCGTTGACCTTTGCGTTGCGCACTGGCAACGCGCCGTACCTGCGCTGGTAGGCAGTCGCGTACGCGCGCCAGATCTCGGTTGTCGGCACAAGCGGCTTTTCCGCTTTAAGCTTTTTTGAGGGCGCCTCCGACGCAGTCGGGGGCAAAAGGATTTTGCTAGGGATCAGACAATCAGTCAATCCGTCAATCAGAGAATCAGAGATACAAGGGCCAAGTGCTTGTTGCTTGGGTTTGCAGCCCTTCTCCTCAAGGTTACAAGGACTTTCTACCTTGGTAGCAAGTTCTTGGCTCCAAGGTGGTATCTCACTCGGCGTTTCGTTCGAGTGTGGCTTCTGATGCTTTAAAAACGACAGAATTTGAATGTATCCGACGCCAGAGACGGTATACCGCACAATGAACCCCTTGGACTGCAAACTATTAAGCAGTGCATCCGCGTCCACATCGTCGTACGGTAACGCTTTTACTTTTATTTTCTTTGGGCGGTCTTCAAGACGGCCTTCGCGGTCCGCCAGCATCCACAGATAAATGAAAAGGAGTCGGGCAAACGGGTCCAACTCGGCTAAATCCTCGTTTTCCATAATGCCGGGCTTGATGTTTCGTGCACGGGCCATGCTTAGCTCCATTCAACCGTCTATGATGTGCGACGCTTATGCCGTCAGTTCCGCCTTTTTAAACATGGTGCCGTGTGCGCGCTTGGGCTGCGCTTGCAACGGGCACCAGTCTGAGAGGCTGACCACGCAAGCGACGGTAAACGCTTGCGATACAATCAGTGTGCGATAGGCCTTTTTCACTCCGCCCTCCCCGTCAGCAGCTTCTTGAGCAGCATATTTTCACGCTCGAGTTCGTCGGTTTTTTCGCGCTCCAGGCGCAACCGACGTTCCATCTCCGTTTCCAGCGGCGTGAGTTCGTAGCCCCGCGACCGTGCCAACCAGATCAGCGGCGCCTCGTTGCCGCACAAGTCCATGAAGGCATTCAGCTTGTCCTGGGGGAAGTAGTGTTGGCTGCTTCTGGTAATACGTGACCACTGCGCCACGTCGGCGACGATGCCCTGTTTCCCGGTAATCTGTTTGTCATCTAGGCCGGAGAGCTGCTGACACAAGCGGATGGCCGCTGTCAGCGACGGTTGCGCGTCGATGGATCGTATGTCCACGCGCTGCATTTCCGGCTTTAAGTTCAGTTCCCGCTGCATCGAAGCATCTCGCGTCAAATCGTTTGTCTCGTGTTGTGTCGTTGTTTCGGGGAAAATCTCTCGATTCCATCGCAAACTACAAAAGGGAGGGGCTTCCAGTCATGTCAGAATCAACCTCGGCTTGCAGGCCATCGACATCAACCCATTCCGCGAAAGGAAGCCCCTATGAGCGAAAACGCAATAACGCATGTATTGCTCGCCGCAATCTCTGCCGTCTTTCAAACCCACCCGCAGCCGGAGCGTTTGCGGGCGGCGTGGGAGGCGAAGATCGAGTGGTAGGAGCAGAAACTCCAGATTCCAGGCGAGAAACCCGATTCTCAAGTTGTTCAATCTGTGCAGCTAGCGAAGGCTTTGCTGGGAGAAATTTCGGGCCATTCCTCGTAGCCCTGAGCCATTCGATCAGTGCTTCTGTTTCGCCCGCGCAAGCGCGGCGGAACAGATCGTGCATCGCGACTCGGTCTTCCGAGGTGCGTTGGGTTTTCAGCCAGAATGCAGCGGCGGCATGTTTTGCCTTCGTGGAGGACTGGAGTGCTGCGCGCTTCATGCCGCCTCCCGCGAGGCAAGCTGCTCTTCCTCCGCTAACTCCGGCCAGATCAGCATCCAGTCTTTAGGACGGAGGCGTTTCCTCGTAGATGTCGGAAAAATCTTTTCGATAAGCACACATCGATGCGGTGGTACTGGCCTTTGACGCGTTAGCCATTCGTAAGCGGTTGGAGGTTTGACTCCCACCATTCGGGCGAAGCCACTCAGTCCGTTTACCGTATCGCAGGCTTCTTTGATCGGGGCAAAATGATCCATATGACAGATATTAGGTATAGCCTACATATAAGTCAAGGCATTGCCGAAATATGTTCGGCGTTGCCTAATGGAGACATGACTACGCCAACACACACCGAGCGTCACATTGGGGATCGTCTACGTGACGAGATGCAAGCGCGTGGCATGTCTGTATCGGAGGTCGCGACGCTATTCGGCGTTAAAGCACCGTCTGTGTACGACTGGCTGAACTTTGGGCGCATTGCGAAAAAACACATTCCTCAGCTTGTCGAGGTCTTCGGACATACTGCAGATTGGTGGATCACAGGCGAAGAAAGTGCCAAAGGCAACGCGTCCCCTGGTTTTCCACCAAGGCTGATACGTTTGGCAAAAGTGCTTGAAGGTCGCTCCGACGAAGAAATTGATAGGATAGCTCGCGCGCTTGAGTTGCTAATTCCGCCTGTAGAGTCGCGAGAGAAAACACGTCTTACCGGCCGAAGATTCATTGTCGATGACGCTAATTTGGGCATAAGAGAGGAACCAGCGCATCAGCGCAAAGCCTAGTTTGGGCACGCATGTTTGTCGTCTTACGATGTTAAGAGTTAAGTCAAATCTTGGCAGCCGTACCAGGGGATAGCTCGTGTGCTACAGCGTGATGTCACCCTAGCCCTCTTTGATAGCCTGTCCATCAAAAGGAAAGCAGGATGCACGAGGCCATGCTTCTCAAGCGTTCCGATTCCCAACCGCGCAGTAATGCAATCTACGTTGCTCCACACGCAGCATGACTGTCCATTACTTTCCCGGATGTGAGCCAGACGAAGTCTGCCCTTCCCGCGCGACGCTTACAAAAGTTGCGCCTGGGCGTACAGTGCTGGACTTGCATGGTGCATGGCAGTACGATCTCATCGACGCAGCCGAAGCTTTTGCAAAAGCACAAATCGTTCTTCTTCGAAATATCAAGAATCAAAGGCAGCCATCGGTCACGCCCGACGCCTAAAGAATTAGGCAATGCCTTGCAAAATTATTAGGCTTGGCCTATGATTCACCCATCGCCAACGATTTGATCGGTGAGGTCATGTTCACGCCCCAACTTCATCAGCAGTTTCCGTACATTCCCACAGCGTGTCGGCACGCGCGACAGCAGCTCACAAGCAACGTTAAGCGTCTTTAGGCACCAACATTGTTGGCGAATACACAGCGCCATTCACTGAACACAACAAGTACCTGGGCTTCAAGCGGAGCGATACAAAATTAGTAGTGCATATTGTATAGCGTTGATTAACCACTGTTCCTTCAATGCGCAGCACTTACCAATAGGTAAAGGAGGCAGCTATGACCCTTTATGCAGATGTAGACCAGCTTCGTGACTACCACTACGCCCGCGAAAAGGCAGAAATGGATGACCGCGCAGATGCCGAGGCGGAGCGTGACGAACTCATTGCGTCCATCGCCAAAGAGAAGTTCGCACGTAAGGTCAGCAGGCTGACGTATGACGATATCGTCGGCGGTATGCACAGCGCAATGCAGTCGAAGCACGGCGAAGCGCTGCGCGCCACATGGTTAGTGAGCGACGCTCAATTTGGCGCGATGGTCAAGAACATCGTGTTGGACGCGATGCGCGAGGATGCAGAAACAGAAGCTATCTGCGACGTCGGAAAATTAGAAACGGAGCGCTGAGATGCACAAGACCAGGACTTGCACCGAAAACAAGCGCCTTACCGGCCTAAACGATGCCAAGGACATCACCCCGCCGCTGTGGGATCGGATTCTTCTTCGGTCCGGAATGTCGGATAGAGCCGTCGCGCTCGCATGCTTTGCAATCACGCTAGGCGTATTGATTGTTGTGAATCTCGACAGGTAACAGCGTGCGCCTCATGCCGTTTGAGCAAAAAGGTTACTTCTTCAGAAGAACGATCTGATTAGGAGGGACGTCGTGCTAGCAACCGTCACACCGAGCATCCATTTAAGGAGCAACGCTTCGCCTCTGGCTTCCGCAAACCTTTTATCAAGTTCACCCTTGACTTCCGCGAATCTTTTATCAAGTTCGCCTCTAAATTCCGCGAATCTTTTATCAAGTTCGCCCCTAACTTCCGCGAATCTTTTATCAAGCTCGCCCCTAACTTCCGCGGATCCCTTGTCCACCTTGGCATCCAAGCGCATTTCGAGTTCACGCAGATCAGCCTTGGTCGCCAACGCGTCGAAATTGGCTTCAAAGATATCCGCAAACACCTCGGCCTCCGCTTCAGCCTGCGCGGGCGGCACGCCGGCGGTCTTGAGCCGGTTGGCAAATTTCAGTGTGTCGAAGGCGATGGCGGCCATGGCGAAATGTCAGAAAACGAGCTAGATACCACACAGCATAGCACAAATCTGTCCCCTTCCTTGTGGCGTCCGGAGACGCACGGGCATCCCGAACCCTGTCGTCTTTGACATGAGAAACACATGATCACTGATCACGGCCCCGACTACCGGCAGCAACAAGAGTTACAAGAATTTCTTCAATGGCACGAATCGCAAGGAGTCAAAGATGAGCATCGCAACGCTGATTCTCGGTCAGAGCGGAACCGGAAAGTCCACCTCCCTCTGCAAGATGGACCCGGCACACACCCTCTTGATCCAGACTATCCGTAAGCCGCTGCCTTTTCGTGCAGCAGGATGGGCTTATCACACGAAGGACAAGGCGGGCAACATCCTCGTATCGGATCAATCCCAAAAGATTATCACGATCATGCAGCATACCAGACGCAAGGTCATTGTGCTGGACGACTTCCAGTACATGCTTGCCAACGAATTCATGCGCCGCAGCGACGAACGGGGATTTGACAAGTTCACCGAGATTGGCCGCCACGCATGGGATGTACTCTGCGCTGCCGGCATGCTGCCCGATGACGTGCGCGTTTATGTGCTCAGCCATACCGAAGAAGATCAGTCAGGCACCACGAAGATCAAGACGATCGGAAAGATGTTAGACGAGAAGATCACAATCGAAGGGATGTTCACCATCGTTCTGCGCACCGACGTAACCGATGGCGAATACACCTTCACCACACGTAACAACGGACGCGACACCGTTAAAAGTCCGATGGGATTGTTCGAATCCGAGCGCATTCCGAATGACCTGTCAGCGGTCGATCACGCCATCACCGCCTTCTACGAACTGAACGAAACCGCCTGAACGGAAACACATCATGTATGCACTAGACACAAACGTAGCACGTCAAGCCGATGAACGCATCGTACGTATCACTGACATTGGAAAGTATGTTGGGATATTCACCCGCGCAGAAGATGTAACGAGCGCCAAAGGCACCTGTGGCATCGACTTTGCATTCGAGACACCAGAACGCTTGAGCGCAAATTTCACGCTTTGGACCATGAAAGCACAAGGCGAACCACTGTTCGGCTTCAAGCAGTTACAAGCGCTGATGGCGTGCCTGCATATCAAAAGCATCACTCCCTCTCACGCCACCGTGAAGAAGTGGGACCGGGAAACGAACAGCGTTCAGGAGTTTGACACCGAGGTGTTCAAGGATCTCATGAACAAGCAAGTAGGCATTTTGTTTGAAACTGAGGACTATCTAAAAAAGGACGGAAGCATCGGAACCAAAGTCGTGCCCGCCGCCTTTTTTGAGGCCTCAAGCGGATTGATGGCTGGAGAAATCCTCGACAAAAAGGTTGAGCCGACGCAACTCTCGAAGATGATCCAGGCGCTTCGCCATCGTCCGTTGAAGCGCGTTGTGGGGCAAGCTTCTCAGCCGGGCGGCCCTATACCTGACGCTAATAGTTCGTCGGGCATGGATGACGACATTCCCTTTTGAGGAGTTAGCGTGAGTGACCTGACCTTATACCAAATTGCCAGTGAGTATCGACAAGCGGCCGATAGGCTGGTGGAACTCGATCTCGATGAGCAAACCGTAGCAGACACGCTTGAATCAATCAGCGGGGATTTAATCACCAAAGCTCAAAACGTTGCGTTCGTGATTCGCAACCTCGAAGCTTCGGCGGAGCAGATTCAAACCGCGATTGAACAAATGCAAACGCGTGCGCGAACCTATGCAGAACGTGCGGAGCGAATCAGAGCATATCTGCTGCAAAACATGCTAATGAGCGGCGTGCAAAAGCTCGAATGCCCGTACTTCAAGCTTGCCGTGCGTGAGAACCCTGCCAAGGTCGTCATCGATGACGAGCGCCAGGTTCCAATGGCGTACATGACAGATCCGCCACCTCCACCGCCAAAGCCAGACAAGAAGTTGATCGCACGAGCAATCAAAGATGGGGGCGACGTGCCGGGCTGTCGGATCGAATACAGCCAGCGCCTCGAAATCAAGCCTTAACGCAGATGTCTCATGCTTTGGTGAAACAACCGTCCGTCTACCCAAGGAGAATTGGCACCATGAACAACCCAAACGGTGAAGGCATGACCATTATCAAGAAATTCAAACTTATCGATGATCAATTTATTAAAGAGTTTGGTGTAAGGCTCTTCCGCATCCGCGCACTTGTCTCGTTCGCAGGCGTCAGCGCTGGTGATATCGGCGGTTACGTGGAGAAAGAAGAGAACCTTTCGCAAGCAAACAACGCGTGGGTGTTTGGCAATGCACGGGTATCCGGCAACGCACAGGTATTCGGCTACGCACGGGTGTCCGGCAACGCGCAGGTATTCGACTACGCACGGGTGTCTGGCAACGCATGGGTGTCTGGCAACGCGCGGGTGTCCGGTGACGCTCTAGTGTCCGGCGACGCGCGGGTGTTCGACAACGCACAAGTATTCGGCTACGTACGGGTGTCTGGCAACGCGCAGGTATTCGACTACGCACGGGTATCCGGCTACGTGTGGGTGTCCAGCAACGCTTGGGTATCCGACTACGTACAAATGTGCGGCAACGTGCAGGTGTCCGGCGACGCACGATTGTCCGGCAACGCGCGAGTGCACTGACCCTCCAAGGAGAATCGATACCGTGAACAACCCGAACGGTGAAGGCATGACCATTGTCAAGAAATTCGAACTTATCAATGATCAATTTATTGAAGAGTCTGGCGTGAAACTCTTGCGCATTCGTGTGCTTATCTCGTTCGCATGTGTCTGCGGGCGCTATCTGACAAACCACTTCTCGCCCGGCTGGAGGAAACAAAAAAAGGCAGTGGGCGATAAAAAACCTGGCATGGGTTGGAGAAAAAGCGTGATATGAAAAACAGCAATGCCATCCACATCCCCCAAACCCTGCCAAGACCCATGTTTCTCACACAGGACGAACTGGTCGAATTGACCGGTCGCAGCAAGCGTTCCGCACAGGAAACAACCCTGCGCATGATGGGCATCGAACACAAGGTTCGAGCAGACGGACGCCTCATCGTGTCGCGCCTTCACGTCGAACAAATCCTCGGCGTCGCATGTGTCACGCTCCGCGACGACCGTGATATTGATGCGAACTGGAGCGCTGCGTAATGCCTAAACCAAGGAACAAAGAAAACAAAGGACTTCCAAAGCGCTGGCGATTTTTGCACGGTGCATATTATTACCGTGTACCCACGGGGCACGAAGCTGCTTGGGATGGTAAGCAGTCTTTCCAGCTTGGCAAGACATTACCCGAAGCCTATCGTACATGGGCGGAACGCATCAAGCACATTGACGATGCCAGAACGATCGGCGATCTGCTTGAGCGCTACGCGCTCCAAGTCGTGCCTACAAAAAAGGTCACCACGCAGACAAACAATGCTGTCGCGCTGAAGCGGCTACGCGCGGTGTTGGGCAACGTGCCCCTCGCATCGCTGAAACCAAGGCACGTCTATCAATACCTCGATAAGCGGATAGCAAAAGTCGCTGCCCGGCGCGAAGTCGCAGTGCTGTCGCACGCGTACACGAAAGCCGTTGAGTGGGGCTATCTTGATCGGCACCCGTTCAAGGGCGAAGTGCGTCTCAAAGGCGAAAAGCCACGTGACCGGTACATTGAAGACTGGGAAATCATCGAGTGCCTGTCGCTGCCTGCGCGCCGGAAATCAGGAAGCGTTCGTGCGATCCAGGCGTATATCCGAATCAAGCTTCTTACCGGCCTGCGACGCGGCGACCTGTTGCGTATTACGGAATCCAGTCTCAAGGAAGATGGCATTCATGTGACACCCGGCAAGACCAAAAGCTCCACCGGAAAGCAGCTAATCATTGAGTGGTCCGATGAGCTACGTGCTGCGGTTGCCGCAGCCAAGGCCGCGCGTCCGGTCCATGTTGCACCGTGGCTCTTCTGCACAGGCCGGGGCGCGTGCTATTACAACGAAGAAAACGGACTCGCCAGGGGATGGGACGGGATGTGGCACAACTTTATGAACAAGGTCCTCAGGGTCACAAAAATCAAAGAGCGATTCACTGAACATGACCTGCGCGCGAAGTGCGCCAGTGATGCACAGACGTTAGAGCACGCCCGCCGCTTGTTAGCACACGCTGACGGCAAGGTTACAGAACGGATTTATCGCCGCAAACCTGAGCGCGTCAGACCGCTACGATAA